AGAATACAAGAATTTAAAGCTAGACTCCTGAGTACTACTGGAACTAAGGTCATAGACACTGTCTTAAGAAAAGCCTTAGACGATGAAGACAAAGATCAGGTCGCATGTCTAAAGATGTGCATGGATAGACTTCTACCTGTCTCACTCTTTGAAAAGGATGCTAAGGGTCAGCGGAATGCTGTAACAATTAACATTACTGGCTTGGGTGAGACTAGGGTGGAAGCTGTAGAGACCATCGATATGGAAGAAGAAGATGAATCTTAACTTCGAGCTCCTTCCCTGGCAAAAGAAAGTATTTAGCGATGACACAAGGTTTAAGGTTATCGTAGCAGGACGACGTTGTGGTAAGAGTAGACTCTCAGCAGTAGCCCTCTTGGTGGAGGGACTGAGATGTCCTCAAGGCTCAGCAGTGATGTACGTAGCCCCTACCCAAGGGCAAGCAAGACAGATTATCTGGGACTTGCTGATGGAGCTGGGTAGAGATGTAATCAGTAACAGCCATGTCAACAACATGGACATCACACTGATTAACGGTGCTAAGATCTACGTCAGAGGTGCTGATAGACCTGATACCCTTCGAGGAGTCAGCTTAACATTCCTGGTCTTGGACGAGGTAGCTGACATAAAGCCTGACACATGGGAGAAGGTCTTACGTGCTTCGTTATCAGACAAAAAGGGTAAAGCACTCTTTATTGGGACTCCGAAGGGACGGAACTGGTTCTACGATATGTATAACCTCGGTACGTCGGAGGAAGATGAAGAGTGGAAGAGCTGGCACTTCACAACCAAAGACAATCCGCTTATTGATCCGAAAGAGATTGAGGGAGCTAAAAAGACTTTATCGTCATTCAGTTTTAAGCAGGAATACGAAGCAAGCTTTGATAACGCAGGAACAGACTTATTCAAAGAACAATGGATAAAGTATGGAGAAGAACCTGTTGAAGGTGTTTATTACATAGCAATAGACTTAGCAGGGTTTACCAATGTTAACTACTCCTCTGCAAGATCAAAGAAACTAGATGAATCAGCTATCGCTGTGGTTAAAGTAACTGAAGATGGTGAATGGTTTATAAAGAAGATTGAGCATGGACGCTGGGATGTTAAGGACGCAGCAGCTAGGATTCTTAAGAACATTAGAGACTTTCAGCCAGTAGGTGTAGGAATTGAAAGAGGAACTGTACGTAATGCTGTACTGCCCTACCTCAGTGATCTAATGAGATCAAACAACGTATATGCAACAATACAAGACTTAACGCATGGTGGTAAACAAAAGACTGAAAGGATTGTCTGGGCATTACAGGGACGATTCGAGCATGGTAAGGTAACACTGAATGAAGAAGAGGATTGGACACAGTTTGTGGATCAGCTTCTAATGTTCCCTACTTCGCAGGTGCATGACGACTTAGTAGATGCTTTATCTTATGTCGACCAGTTAGCTGTAACAACATACTTTACAGATGAGATGGACGATGAATATGAACCTAATGACTTTATATCGGGATATTAAATGAGTATAACTGGTAGCTTATTTCGGATGGTTGCTCCTGCGTTAGTGGATAACCTGGAAGCACAAGGCTTGTTTAAAGGAACTACTAGAGCAACACCTAGTCTTGTCCCTGAGATGTTCATTGGTAGAGAAGGTATTAGTAACTTAGGAGCAGCAGGTATTACAGACGCTCCTGCACTAACTAAAACATTAGAAGACGCACAGCGTGATTGGTTTAGATTACCTGCTGAGGAGTGGGATGCTTTATATCCTAAGCAAGGCATAGCGTTTGATCCTGTAGCAAACAAGGCAATGCTAGAGATCAGCGATAAGAACGTAGACTTACGCAAAGGTATAGACCTAAACAAGATCCCTGAGAATGAAGTCTTAGCATTCGATGAAGTATTCAAAGCAGATACGTTAAAGAAAGCTTACCCAGACATCGAAGACGTTACTGTTAGCTTTATCGATGATCCTGTCTCCTCTCGCTTAGCAGCCTATGCTCCTGAGCAGAACATGATTCTGTTTAATCGTCAGCATCCTGACTGGAGACAAGCAGATACCCCAGTTAAAGTAGCTCTACACGAGATCCAACACTACGTTCAAGGTAAAGAACTATTCACACAAGGTGAGAGCTTTACTGGTGTTCTAAACCAGAACGACTCCTACAAACAAGCATCTAGTTCTTTAAACAAAGCTATTGCTCAATCTCCTGCAGAAAGCCTACGCTTTGCAAAAGAAGTTAAGCTTGGGTTTACTCCTGATAATGTAGCAGAAGCAATTGGTAGTTTATCTGCTCCTAATGGTTTATCTGCTCGTAAAGCTTTAGAACAAGCTTTTGGAGATAAACAGCAAGCAGAGAAGTTTATCATGAATCTAGATGTTCAGAAGTATCCAACGCTACGTGCTGCTGTGGATGCTAAGAATAGTTCTAGTCAAGCATACCAACAATCCGTAGCAGACTACATGAAAGTAGCTGGAGAAGTATTTGCTCGTCAAACTGAGCAACGTCGTGGTATGGACGTGTCAGAACGTCTAGCACAACCTGCTATGAGAGCAATCGAGACTGATCCTGCAAACATGAGAGCAGGTGTGACGATTGATAACATGACTGCTCCTCGTGCTGGTACTACAGAACAAGCTGCTGACTATACAATTAATCCTGGCAAAACTCAACGATCTAACACCACTCCTACGTATGAAAAAGCATTTGATCTTTTAAACGTAGGCGAAGGAGATACAGTGCTAGACTATGGTGCTGGCATGGGTCTAGGATCTTCATCTGCTCGTAAACGTGGTGCGAATGTGGTAACTTTTGAACCAATTCCTCCTAAAGACTTTACTCCAGACTTTACAAACGCTGCTGATATTCCTGAAGCAGTAGCAAACAAAGCTGTTAATATGAATGTTTTAAACGTATTGCCTCCTGCTCAGCGTAACGAAGCAGTGACAAGCATTGGTAGATCGTTGATGCCTAACGGAGAAGCAATCATTAATGTACGAAGTGCAGCAGAAGTAAACTCTGCTAAAAATAAAATTAAATCAGAAGACGGTTATATTATTGGTTCTGGTAAAGAAAGAACTTTCCAAAAAGGATTTACTCAAAAAGAATTAAAAAGTTATGTAGCAGAAACACTAGGTGATGGTTATGTTGTTGAGAGTGTACCTGGATTATCAGGTGCTACAGTTAGGATTAAAAAACTAGAAAGTGCTGCTCCTGTTCAGTTTACTGATCCATTTCAAATGCAAGTACCACAATCCACAATCCCTGAAGGAATGTAAGAATGGCTGAATTTAAAGAAGATATTACAACAGAAGATGATCGTGAGTTAGTCTCATTCATCGTAGATCATTGCAATCGTTGGAGAGATCACCGAGATGTAAACTATTTAGATAAATGGGAAGAGTATGAAAGATTATTCAGAGGAATCTGGGATGGGCTTGACAAGACTCGTGAGTCCGAAAGATCTCGTCTTGTTACTCCCGCCCTCCAACAAGCTGTGGAGTCGAAGCAAGCTGAGATTTCTGAAGCTGTCTTTGGTCGTGGTGAGTTCTTTGATATTGTTGATGATCGTATGGATCAAGACAAGAATGACATTGCTTTAGTACGTCAACAGATGCATGAGGACTTTAAGTTCTCAAAGGTTAAGAAAGCATTAGATGATATTATTCTCTTAGGAGAACTATACGGTACAGGTATCGGAGAGATTACCGTAGAAGAGAAGACAGTGATGTCTCCTTCCACCCAGCCTATCCCTGGCACTGCTATGGCAGCTATCGGTGTAAGTGAACAGAAGAAGTTCATGGTTCAACTCCACCCAATCAACTGTCGTAACTTCCTCATTGACCCTAATGCTCGTGATATAGAATCATCCTTAGGTGTTGCAATTGAGGAGTATGTCCCTTATTATAAGATTGTTCAGGGCATGGTCGATGGCACATATCGTAAGGTAGGAATCACTCCTAGCTACAGCGACATGAGCTTAGAACCTGTCCAAGAGATATCTCCTAAGCAGGATGACAAGGTACGAGTCATTCGTTACTATGGTCTTGTTCCTAAGGAATACTTAGAAGAGTTACAGAAGAAAGACGGAGAAGAGATTGTAGATCTATTCCCTGAAGGTTCTATGGCTGAAGACTACCAAGACATGGTAGAGGCTATCGTCATCATCGCTGATGATCAGTGGCTCTTAAAAGCTGAAGAGAATCCTTACATGATGAAGGATCGTCCTATTGTTGCTTATCAAGCTGACTCCATGCCTGGTCGTTTCTGGGGTCGTGGTACTGCTGAGAAGGGCTACAATATGCAGAAGGCTATTGACGCTCAGATCCGTAGTCACTTAGATTCTTTAGCTCTTACTACCTCACCTATGATGGCTATGGATGCTACAAGGCTACCACGTGGTGCTAAGTTTGATGTACGTCCTGGTAAGAACATCTTAGTCAATGGTAATCCTAACGAGATCATGATGCCATTCAAGTTTGGTACAACTGATCCTCAGAACTTCCAGACTGCTCAGAACTTCCAAGCAATGCTCCTCCAAGCTACAGGTACAATTGATAGTACTGCTATGCCTGGACAAGTAGCTGCTGGGGAAGCCTCAGGTGCTGGTCTTTCTATGGCTCTCTCAGGCTTAATGAAGAAGAATAAGCGTACCTTGATTAACTTCCAAGAAGACTTCTTAATCCCATTCATTACTAAAGCTGCCTACAGATTCATGCAATTTGACCCTGATCGTTATCCTGTACAAGACTTTGTGTTCTTGCCTGTATCTACCCTAGGAATGGTAGCTCGTGAGTACGAACAACAGCAGATGATGGGCTTAATGTCCACCTTAGGAGCAGAATCTCCTATAGTTCCTCTGCTATTACAGGGTGTAATTCAGGGTTCTAGTATCTCTAATCGTGAAGAAATCGTATCAGGACTCCAACAAATGAGCCAACCTGACCCAATGCAGCAGCAAATGCAGCAACTTGCCATGGCTACAGCTCAGGCTACCCTGCAGAAGACCCAGGCTGAGGCTGCTAAGGCGATGGCTGAGGCACAAAGAGCTGGAGCTCAGGCTCAGGCAATCCCTGTAGAGACTCAAATCAAGGCTGTAGAGGCTGCGAACAAGCCACAAGGTGCTGACCCCTTCGCACAGGTGGAGAAAATTGCTAATCTAGCCCTTAAAGAGGCTGACATGATGTCTAACGAACGTATCGCTATGTTACAAACTGCTACGAAAATGCAATAAAGCTTGACAAATTACAAAAAGTATGTTATAATATATATAATACCACAATAAACTCTCCTTGTCAAGGAAAAAGAGAATGAATAGAGAACTACAAGATTACTACGAAAACAGATTCAGTATGGCAGCTACCCAGGGGTGGCGGGATCTGTTAGAAGATATAGATTTAATGCTTAGCTCTACAGACACTGTCAAAGGTGTAGAAACTGTTGAGCAGCTCCACTTCAGAAAGGGCGAAGTCTCTATCATGACGTGGCTTAAGAACTTAAAACAGTCTAGCGAAGAAGTATA